GTCGTGCTTGTTGTCGGCGTCTTCACGGGAGTTATTGATTTCGTCTTCTGTTAGGTCTGACTTGTCAATAGCCTCTTCTGTAGCTTCTTCTTTTGACTTACCTTCTTGTAAGGCTTTGTTACGATTTTTAATCATCTTAACAGCTTTAAAGAATCCTACGGCGCCTCCGATACCTGCTTCCAAGAACAAGCCTTCGATAACATTTTTGAATCGACCTTCTAGCTCGCCTTCGTCTTCACCCTTTGATGCCAAGAACTCCGTAACGGGATTCCTGAGAGTGTCATTCGTATTAATTAAATTAGAAAGCCTTTCTTCCTGCGCATCGAACACTAGGAAATCAGCGGCGGCTCCTGCTGCGATGTTGGTAACTGCTTTCTCTTTCTTAGATTTTCCTAATCTTTTAACAGCATTTAATTTGCGAAGTTCTACGGGAGATAAATCTTTTGACTTTCGTGCAATCTTGAGCGCAGTCTTGCTACCAACTTTACCTGAGAGTTTTGCGAAGGTTCCTACACGTCCTAGTTGTCCTGCTACGGGAACGAAGCCTGTCATGAACTGTGCGACGCCTTCAACTAATCCGCCTGCTATTGTGTTAGAGCGACCTAAGAATCGTTTGTTGTAATCAGGGAGAAGCTCATCTCCTGTAGCCCAATCGGCTAGATTGTAAACACCCTGTACTGCGCCTTCGACACCTCTGAAGGGAGCCGCTAACACATCCTTGAAGATGTTCTTTTCTTTTTCCTCACCTTGGAGGGGTTGGGTACTACGCGAGGTTGCGGTTACGCCTTTTACGATTTCGTCAATAGCCATAATTATTTAATGAAATATTTCTTTCTGTAATCTTCTTGAGATTTATTAAGTTCTTCGGGGGTTATTCCTAAGAGTTCCGCGAGTCGTGCGGTGTCTTCAGGTGCATCAGCTAAACCATTTATCTTTAATGCTTTATAGCTGTTTTGAAAATAGTCTTTGTTGTAACTTATTCCAACGGAGTCAGAGGCGTATGAAGAACCGACGACATCTCCCGACTCTATAATGTCCGCCATCTCTTTAGCGGTGTAGCCTAAGAATGCTTTTGCGGATTGATAATTGGTTACGTCTGTTTCGTAGTCACTCTGCGATTTGTATCTTGTTTTTACTTTGGAGCTAGTCCGTAGCTTAGTACTTGTACCTTCCATCGCTCTCTTTTGAAGGTCAGGAAGTACGTCCGTAACATATGCGCTTATTTCCTCGTAAGCCTCAGGAAGCATCTCACTTCTAGCTTGCTTTGAAGACTGGTCTGCTCCTTTCCTTCCTTTTGAAACTTCAGGGGCATCAGATTTTACGAATAAAGCCGTATTATTATACAACGGAATAAGCCTGTTGGCGTGTTCCATAGGTGTCTCTATTATTCCTTCGGCGGGTACAGTTAGGAATGGCTCGAAAGAGGTATTACGTGGATTTGTTTTTCTAGCTTCAAATAACCTATTATTAGTTATCTCAGTTAGGTTAGCTGTAATTTCTTTAGCCTCATCATCTTTCCTAGCATCTTCAGCCGCCTTTGCTTTTTGCGTCTGTAACTTTTCAGAAGCGAAACCTTTTAACTTTACTTTGAGACGCTCTTTAAATTTATCTGCGAGTCCATCTTTAGCGTTGAGTTGTTCCATAACCCAAGTTCCGCGCTCTTGTCTAGTTTTAAATCCTAGTTGAGTGGCACGCTCTAGTAAGTTTTGGTATCCTTGTTCGTAAGCCCGACGCTCTTGGCTAATTATTATACCAACATCGCCGTCTAAAAATCTATCTAGTAACTCCTTTTCACCTAAAGGCTGATTAAAGAATGGATTATTTTGCTGAGAAACGTCAGGATACTCTACCCGTAAGTCTTCTATAATGCTTAGTATCACAGGTTCTACTACGGGTTGCGTACCTGTATTTGATTCGGTAGATACTTCGGACTTATCAATGAAGTCATTAATGCCGTCAATTATCCTATCCATCCTTACAGGCGCGTTGTCGTGTTCTGCTTCTAGGAATGAAATATAATCTCTTTGCAATGAAGGACTCAGACTTTCGTCATTGTTAATTTCTTCTATTTTACCTTTAAGAAAATTTTGGGTTGCATCGACACCGCCTGAACCTTCGATAACTACACCGTCATCGTCTTTTTGTCCGTTATAAATAGCATCAATCTCTCTAGTCGCTGTATCTTTAAACGCATTAAACTGAATGATTTCCTCGTCAATCTTTTCACGCTCGTAGGCGCGCTCTGTGTCGTCAATCTGTTCTAACAGGTCATCCATAAACCTAGAGCCTAGCATCTGTTCTGTACCTATCTTTGTAACTCTAGCAATTTCCATTAATGACGTGCGCGCAAAGTCTGCATCTTCTGCTTTAAAACTTTGACTAAGTTGTGTCATTACATCTTTTGTGTCTTCAACATCTAACGGTTCTAAATATGTTAGAAGTGTAGTTAGCTTTGCGTTGCGCTCTTCGCTAGTAATAGTTGCATCTGTAGACGCATCAAGTAGATTTGAAATTAAGCTAGGTTTATAAACTGTGTCCTTATGGTGGTCTTCAAATGTTTTAGGGAGTTCTAAAGAAAGCTTGTCTCGTAAGTCTTTCGTTGACGCCAATAAACCTTTGTGACGTAACGAGCCTTGTTCAAAGAGTTCTCCACCTTCTGCACCACCTTGCGCATTAAATTCATTTACTAAATTATCTGCCCAAGCTCTATACGCGTCTTGGTCAGGGCGTTGGTCGATAGGCATTGTTTCTATAGTCTTCTTATAGTTTTCAATTTCCCCTTTACTGTATTTTGCAAAATCTACTGAAGCTGCGCCGCCAACTAACTTCTCTGCATATATAGAAGCTAATGGGTTTAAACCATACTGCCCACGCAGTTGTGAGTTAATAGTCTTTTCGGTATTAGCTAAAGCTGTTTGTTTTTCATTGACGAGAGTCTTACGTTCATCGTCAGACAGTCCTTCGAAAGTTTCGGAAAACTCCATCTTCTGAGTTTCCGTCTCAGCCATATAACCTTTGTGCAAACTTTGTAGCGCGGGGTTGAGCTTACTTAGAGAGTTAGCGAGCATACCGAGTTGGGTCTGACTTGCTTTCTGAGTTTCCTGAACGGCTGTGTAGGATTGACCGCCTTGTTGTATTGTTGGACGTAAAGGCTTCTTACCTAAATCTAAAGAGGCTTGTACTCTACCGTCACTTCCACCAAGGAGACTTTTTAATGTTTGTTTCTTAGCCATAGTTTATGTGAGTGAAGCTGCCTTTTTCTCCGTATATGCGTTCTGTTGCCCTTGTCCATATATAGTCATCGCTGACCCTGCAAGGTTAACCATAGAACCTAAGTAATTAGGCTGTTGAATTGGTTTGTTAATTTTAATTAAATTATTTGTACTACGGAATCCCGCCTCGCTCAGTTGTAGTTGGTTATTGATTCCTGTAAGTCGACTCTGCTCGGACACGGAGAAACGGTAGTCAGCTTCTTGTCTTGTGTAGTCGTTCATGAGCGCATCTACACTTAGTCCTGAGATACCTGCTTCGCCTGCGGCAACCGTTGCGGTTGAACGAGCGGCGTTCGCTTTCTTCTGCGACTCCTGTATGTCCCTCGTCATCACTAAATCCTCCTGCGCCTCCTTCAAACGCATCGCTGAGGCTTCACGTAGGTAACGTTCATTCTCGCGCTTTGAGGCGGCTTTTTGTGCATCAGCTTGACTCTGAGCAGCTTGTTGCTGCGCCATCACCGACATAGCTGTAGAAGCTAATGTCGTCGCTAGACTGATTTTCATCATTGTAGCGGCTGTTATTGTTGTTGGTTCACACATAATTATTATAGATTGTAAATTTATAGAAAGTCGCCCCGTTAACATCTACGGGGTGGACTAGGGTAGCACCACACCAGAGCAACCATCTTAGTGAAAAGTGGTTTTGGCTGTGTACCATGTTGGAGTATTTAGGGTATTTGGTTGTGATTTTTTTAATCCAAGGGCGAGAAAACCTTATGAAGTCCGCCTTGTAATCAAATATCTCATCAGTACCTAGCATCCATATATATCCCTCATCTGCTTCGACAGCACCCACACCAAACATTGCACAAGGTGTTTTGTCCTTAGTCAAGACGGTATAGGATTCATCGTCATATGATAGTCCTCGCGCCATTCCCTCGTCAGACTGGCTACCTAGTAAATTAATTTCAGTCAGGTCGGCGCTTCTTAAATTCTTCGCAATGTGTTCCACATGCTCTTTAGTAGCGACAACAACACTTCCACCCGACGCGTATGTTTTATTTAATAAATCAACCATATCGGTTAGACCTAGAATGGACAAAGGATTCAAACTCTGCGCTTTGTAAATTAGAAGGGAGCGGAGTATCGTTTTCGACTGTAATTTTTACTGTATCAGCTTTTGTAAATACAGGGAATCGGAAGGCGCCATCTGATAACTTAAATTCATCAGGAAGCTGCGCTCCAATAACTATAGGAGAAAATTCGTTAACGTATTCCTCCCTATCGTCAGGCTTAACCTTAACAGTAAAGGCAGATGAGTTGTTATAGAAAACACTTCCATTTCTTACAAGTAAATTACTAGCGTTCGTTGGGCTTTTATTCTGTCCTGAAGGAGCTTTAAACATCTGCTTTGAGAACACATATTTCATGGAATACTTTAAGCCTACATATATGGGAGTATCCACCGTAGGGGTTTCTGTAAGAACAACTGTTGAACCATTTACGGTGCAATCTAAAGCTAGACCGTCGTGTGTATATACTTGCACAGCATCCGTACTCTCAGGTGTGTAAGGTAATTGTATGATGTTTTCGTTCGCGAGTGCTGTAGTGGTCACACGCATATCTAAGTTTGTGTTATATCCGCCTATATCTACGCGACCTGCTTCTAGCGGTAATTTTAATAAATTCGTTTTTCCATTTTTAGCTTGAAGAACATATAAATCTGAGTCGATGAACTTAATACCACGCACCGCGCCCGCCACAGTAAACTTACTCCAACTGCTTAAACCTTTTTGTGCGTTGTTAAAGAAGAATTTATAAATAAATATATCGGTTGTCATTATTGCGCTGTAGTAAACCTGTTGTTAAAATTGAAACCACGTTGACCGCTTGTAAGTAACTTGTTGTAGATACGGAAGTAGATAGGTTTATTCATTGAGACACTACCTGCCATACTAAGTTTAATTTCTTTAATATTATTTCGCAGAGAATAAAGCGTTGGCATGGTATTATTAATAGCGTTTATCTCATATATTAGATTGTTGTTTCTATATATACGCCTTTGGCTTGTTGTGCCTGTCATAAAGAAATGTGATAACTCATCGCCATCGACAGAGTTCTGACCCGTCACCTGATTATAGTCTGTCATCATCAGAGTATCAGAGTGTCTTGATACACCACCGTTTTGAGCTAGAAGTAATTCGGGTTTGTCGTAAACGTTGTGGTCATACCCTAGACCTAAAAGCTTTGGAGCCTGCGATACACTAGTAGTGTAGGTTGGATGCCAAGGTCTGGAATCGGAGCTGTAGTCTGCACCTATTGCACTTCTGGAAGTATCTACAGAATTAAAGTTCCATAAAAATTGACCGTGTGATGTGCTGAACTGATTATCGAAAAGTGATAAGGCGCCAAACCATTCAACAGTAAAACCACGTTCGGCATCCCATTGACTTGTATATTCTGCCCATTTGGTTGGGTAATAAAACTCACTAAATTCTGCGTAGCATGAGTTGGTATTTCCAAAAATACCTCTGAAGCGGTGGTAATCTATTCCGCCAGAGATACCGCCTCCGTGCGCTACTCCTGTATTAGTTCTTCCTGTATGTTTTTCTAGAGTCTGTGCAAACGCGTCTCGTAAATTAAAAGAATTTAAACTATTCGTGTTTGTCCTAGAAACCCCTCGCATGTTAAATTGAGAACCAGAAGCGTCGCTCACTTCTGTAATAATATTATTATCAATGCTGCCCGCGTGAATAGCATTCGTACCTGTACTTACTGTTATAGGCGACTGCATATACGACGTTACGTGTAAAACCAAGTTGGTGCTATCGACGTATTTACTTGAACCGTAATTATTATAAATAATAGATGTGTCTTGAGTATTCTGCGCCGAAGCCACCGTCGTCCCACTTGTCAGCGCGATAAGCTGCTCAGAGTTAGAGCCTGTTAAAGACGTTAACTCATTTGGGATATATTGAGGGACGTGAGCTGTAACTTCATTAGAGTCATAGACATCTGAAGATGCATTAACGGTAAATTCTCTAAGACCACTAAACGCGCCACGCTGAAAGGGGAAATATAGATATGAACCTACGGGGATTGGTTCAACCGTATTGACAGCATCGAAGTTTGTAACCGCTGTAACAGAAACAGTTTTTGGTGTAAGAAGGTCACCGCCCTTTAGAACAAACTGCGCATTGTCTGAAAAGAGAATCAAATTTTCTTGGAAAGGCTGTGCGCTTCTTAGGTTTGTTACATCATTAGAAGCGACGGTGACATCAATAGGGTCTGCATCGAGTAAGTCAGTTACCGAAGTTCTGAAAAAGTTGTATGACTGAGTATTGGATGTGGGATTATATCCTCCAAAACCTGCTTCTGATAAACAAATATTATCAAGAGCTAAGAAACCTAATCGGTTTTTATATTGAAATAGATTATTAATAGAGTTACCTAAAAAAGATGGGTAGGGATTACTGTCTAAGTCGCCTGCTTTAATTTCGTTAAACGCCATCCTGCGAATTACAAATGTATTCAAGGCTGTAGATACAAGCATACGCGGCATCAAGGAAGAATCTATCTGCGTCGGAATTAAGCCTCCCGCACACTCTACCCAAGAGCCTTCGCCTATCGTGTCGTCGGCGGCTGAATCGTTATCAGCAATCTCAAACTTTACATAGTAGTCATCTTGGTTTAACTCTGCGTCTCCAATAACTTTGACTTTGTAATTATGGGGCGCAACAGTAGGTAAGTCGGCTAGAGAAGAAACTTTACGGTGAACAACACCAATACCTTCGCCCGATAAACCATCAATACCTGTTATAGTATATGGTGAAGAGCTATTTGTTTTTAGATGTATTAAGTTTCCTACTTGCGTAGTCGTGAAGGAGATTCCGTCGTTTGTAAGACTAGCTCCTATCCTTGCCCTTAACGCAGCTAAAATGGACACCGAGTCCGCCATATGAGCCTTAGTGGCGGACGTGGCGGTCTCTCCTGCTGGCGCAAGACTGTTATTGGCAGTGGTAGTCGGACGAGAGAAAATTTGATACGTAGTGCTATTTATTTTAACGCCGTATCTTTTTGTGTAGTCCCCTTGTTTAATAAAGATTAAACTTTCATTACTGAGGTCACTACTGATTGCGGCTGTACTATTATTCGTAGCTACGGATGTGTTTAATACAAACGTCGAGTCTCCTATAGTTAACGCTTTAAGGTTTTGCTGTGCGGTGGCGATGTCTAAATACGTTGCTTGAGTATTTACATCATTATTGGTAATAATAAAATCAGTTGTATCTTCTTCTGTTACAGTACATTGTACGCCTGTGTCTGCGTTGTGGATTCTTAGAATATTAGCATCTTGAGTGATACAATATTTTTCCGTCGCCGAGCGTTTGTATAGATGAAAGAATGCGTCTTTCGACAAATCAGTATTTATGAGACTGTCCGTTCCCGCACTAGAATCAAAAATAAATTCTGTCGGGGGTCTTTTTTGTAATCCGTTCACAATACTACTCAAAGCGTTTTCCTGTTCTTCACATTGTCCGTCGTAACGAACAGCGTCAGGTTGTTGGGAAACTCCTTGTATGAGATTTGGGAGGGATGTATTAATTAAAGGCATTAGGATATGTCAGTATTTCTATTGATTCCAATTCTCTTCGCAACGTCGTAGTTGTCAAACATACTTCTGTTTGAGTGACCACCGTCGGCATCTTCTAGCCTTGCGCGAGCTTGGTATTCGTCTCTAGCGATTAAGGCTTCTAGTTCTTTACTTCCAACTAGACGTCCTTGGAAAATTCGGGAAGCGCGTAGTGTTATATATCTACGGGCTTGTTCATACAGTTCATCCCATTCAAGATAGACCGTTGCTTTCACAACAACATCTTTTGAAAAGATTTTTGTATTATTCTTTCTATCAAATAGAAAATCACCACGCATGGTGACGTCGATAGAGTGGTCGATTGCATCTAACCAAAGTGTGTTAGCAGGAACCGATATACGCCCATCATTAGAAGGCGATAATGTAATTTTGGGAACAGAGTTGAAGTGCCAAGTTTCACTTTGAACTTCTTTGGATACTTCATTTAATGTAGCGAGGGCTGTTGATGCCGACACAGGTAAAGCGACTGCATCGCTGATGGTTGACACAGGGCTTTCACCGATGTGTGCCAACATTGAGTTAACTGCTTCTAGTTGATTTGTAAGTGTGGGCATATTAAAAAAGTTATAAAAAAAAGCCCCCAAGGACACGAAAGGATAATGTCCGAGGGGGCTTAGTTTAAATTACGTTACGCTTTTACGCAGAACGCTGCTTCAGGACGAAGGACGCCATGTCCGACAGCGTACTTAGCAAGCATTGCTGTACCCTGTTTGGTCATGATGTACTCTTGCTCTACAGCGAGGTCAAGAAGCTTGACTGTACCGATAGCGCTCTTCTGTCCACCCAAGATTGGGAGAACGGTAGAGAAGTCCTTGTTGTAACCTGTACCGCCACCGTGAACATCATTGTTGATGCCAGAGAAGCCGTCAGAACCTACACCTGTAGCTGCGCTGAGGTCTGTGCCTGCAACACTTGCTAGATGGTTGGATTTGACGATTGTGATACCTGCCAATTCAGCAATCTTACCTGTAGCTACAGAACCATTGCCTGCTGCTGTGTCGGTGTTGATTGCGACATTGTTAGTAGTCACCAACTCGTAGTAACGAGAGGGGTCGAGGATAACGAAACGGTCGTCCGAAGGAACATCGTTCTCGTCCATCTTCTGAGCAGCAGTACCAATAATCTTGATAATGTCTGCGGCAGCTGTGGAACCACCGATGCTCGAATCCGAGAGGTCAACCGTGATACCGCCTTTAGCGCCTGTGAAGGCAACGTCAGCAGCAGTTTCCGCGGCAGCAACAAGAGTCTTCATTGTTGCAAGGTCGAAACGCTTTGCAAGCGCACGTCCCAATTCAGCGGAGTATGTAGAGCGCACATCGAAATGTGACTTTAAGCTGTCCATGCTCGCGACGAATGTAGCGGCGATAAGCATATCATCAATCGAGATTGTACGCTCACCGTGTTTAATTTGTTGTGCGTAGCCGTTACTTGATTCAAGAACGTCTTGCCCAACTGCGAAGTATTTCGCGTCAGTCGAACCAATTACAGGGAATTGAGCTTCCTTGCCACTTGAAATAGTGCGAACGGTATGAAGGTCTTTCATAACATTGCTCTCTTCAAAGGTGGTTAGGATTTCATTACTGAATACTTTGAGAAACAAAGCATCTGTATTTCCTGCGCCATTGATTTGACCTAAACGAGATACGGAATTTACGACACCATTTGCCATAGTTTTATATTCTCCTTATGTAGGGGGTTATTATTATTGTTAGTTGTGCTTTTGTCTTCTCACACATTTCCAAGTATGTTATCCGTCGCAACGGGCATATATTTACTTTGTATAATTAAACGAAATTTATAGAAGAGTTTTACTTCTTCTTTTTCTTAGGAAATCCTTTTTTCATATTATTATAGGACTTACTAGAAACTGTAGATTTTTTCTTAGACCGACTGATTCCTAGTCGTTTACGTCTATTGATATTTTTGTATAGGCTCATAATTTTATGACTTACGCAGGGCTAAAATCTTTCTCTTTCTCTTAGCTCTTTCGCCCTCTCTTTTCTTTTCACTACTTAATTTGTGAAGAGCCAAAGTAAAAACCAATAATGGCATAGAGGGCTTGTACCACGCTCGGATGGAGGAGGAATCCTTGTTGAGTTTCATAAACATCTCTGGCGAATATCCACCAACCCTTAGAGACTTCTACAGTCACGCCGTGGGTTGAGAATGCCATAATAAATGGAACAACAACGATTGCGAAAAGAACCGTAGCAACGATAGCTCTACGCACCCAAACGCCACCGCGAGCTGCGGCTTTGTCAGCACTTATATCTGCGCCCTCCTGTTTTCTTAACATGAGTTCGACTTGTGTCTGCTGTGCTTGAACCATAGTGCCGATGAGCTTAAATATAAAGCCACTCACGGCGCCGCCAAACATGGGTAGTAGGGTTTCCATAATTTATTAGATGTTAGATATTGCTAGTCGTTGTTCAACTTGACTGCGGTATGCGGGGTCTGTTGTGTATTGCTTTGAGCGCATTGCTTCAGTTACCTGAGCGCGGGATGCGAACGGAGCGATTGCTGCACCATTAGTTGAGCCTTGCATAGGTTTAGGAGCGGCTCCGCCTTTGTATTGTGCATACAGGGCTTTAACAGCAAACTTTGCTTGGTCTACTGTACCACTCTCAACGGTTTCGTTGTATGCGGTGAGGTCTGAGTCAGACAAGGATTCACCCGCCCACTCTGACATCGCTTCATACTCTGACTTACCACCAATCTCACTAAAGATAGCTTGAGATTGTTGTTCAATAATTGCTTCTTGTCCTGCAATGTATTGGTCAACCATATCTTTCCCTAAACCAACTTCATTGAGTTTCTCGTAAGTTGCTTCAGAGAGTTGTCCGTCATTAGCAAATTCAGTAGTCGCGTCGTCGATTGTACTTTCTTGCGCGGCTTCTTCTGCTGTTGACTCCGTTACTTCCGTTTCTTCTTCGGAAGTGTCTGCTTCTTCGTCACTAGATTTTTTACCTTCTAGCTCTGCGTAAGCCTTCGCCATATCTTCGGCGGACTGAAATTTCTCAGGGAGCCACTCAGGGCGGTCTTCTGAAACTTCAGGGGTTGTTCCTTCGGCTACTGCTTCAGGAGTTGCTTCTGTTGCTTTGGCATCAATAGCCTCCGCTTCAGCTTCAAGAGAGATATTCTCTGAAGGGGTATTATCGTTTATTTCTACTTTTTGGTATTCTGCCATAATTACTATTCACCTTGCTATGTTGATTTTGAGTTATTGTTCTTCTGCCTGAACGTTTGGGTCGTTCGGTAAATCAGCTAACGCCTTAACTCCTGCGGGCGCTACTTTTTGCATTAATTGCATCTGCTGTGCTTGCTCTTGTTCGGCTTGCATAGCCTCTGCGTCTTTGATTAACCCGTCGGTTTTAATACCAAGAGCCGTAGCTCTACGGGAAAAGTATTCATTTACATTAACAAACTGTGCGATAGCTTCGGCGCCAACAATTTGGGCGGCTCCTGCTAAGAACAAGTCTAGCTTCTGTAAATCATTACCGCGTCCTAGAGCTTCAACACCTGTAATGATAACAGGATTGACAACATCTTTAGGAAGCTTCGGTAGTTTCTTAGTCTTGTTAAGGACTGCTAAGAGTCGGTTAACGAGGGGGAGTTGTAATTCATTACTTAACAACGAATACAATCCACCTAAAGCGCTCTCTAGTTCTTGAGAGAGCATTCTGATTTCTTCTGCTGTAACACGGTCTGCGTTACGGACAACTCCTGAGGTTAGGAGGAAAGCCTGCCCTAGTCTGTCCTTGATGACATTAATAGTTTCTTGGGCAACTCTGAAGTCAGCGGCTTTCTGAGTTTGTAATACTGTGACGTCAGCGGCGTTGCCTTGGACGATAGCGCCATTTTCGGCTTCTGCCAAAACTTTTCCACGGGTCGTTCCGTTAGGATTAATTAAGAAT